ATCAATAATAACTTCCTCTTTCATAGCAAACAAAGGTAGAGTTCCGGCCGACTTCATAAATGGGAATAGTTCTCCCAAAGTTACACTAAATACAGGCTTATTATTTACATTTAACCAATAAGCAGAAGTTAATGCTCCTCCAAAATATTCTTGATTCCCAATATCAAGTCCATAATTTTCAGCATCGACATCACTATGATCTCCAGCCGTGTCAACATATTGGAATCCATGATTCATTACTCGGGATGACATAACACTCTCACGATCATTGTTAATTTCACTTGATAAAAACATACTCTCAAATGATTTCAAAAAATTGTAATCATCTACTTCAGAAATAGTATTTCCTCCTACTCTCAATGTAGCTCTCTTAATTAAAGAATGAACACCAAGACCAAGAGGGAAATTACATCCAGCAGTAACAGAAGCATTACCTTGCAGACTCAATGTAATACGACTGCCTACATGTAAATAACCTTTATTTTGTAGAACAAAACGGCACGAGGTCTGATTACAAACAATTGGGTCTAAGACATCTGAAGAAACATCCATTTGATCAAAAGTATCTATTTCTCCAACTTGTAAAATAGAAGGGACATTTGAAGTATCCATTTTTGGGGCATCCGAAACGGTTTCAGTAACTTGGGACATATTTTATAAATAAGTCAAACATAAAAAAATTATTAAAAAAAAAAATTAAAACTTCATTTACATAACCAACTGAATGCCCTGCTGACTAAAAAGTAAGGTTTGTCTTGAATGTACAAACAAGAAAAGGGCATTGGGACTATCACTGTCAAGTCCGAGTTCCATCTGTATACCAAAGGGAACATTTGAAAAATCCTCTCCCATTCCTGTGCCTACAGTATCAAAGGGGACTCCAAGACATTCCATAGGACCACCATCAGCAGTAAGAGGAGGAGTTGCTCCTGTGTAAGTTCGGTTTGTATTAATAGGGGATACTTGGCTCCTCATACCTCCAGAAATACTATCACGGGCAAATGTAACTACTTGTGGATCTACAACAGAAGTTTTTGTAGAATCCTTTACATTTGTATCCAAATTAAATGCAAAAGGCATTCGAACACCTGCTTTGGTTACAATTATTGATTTAATATCTGCTTGGCTCCCATCACTATTAAGTGGGGTTGTAGTAGCAAATGAATTGTATTTAAGATTATTCAGATACTTTGAGGGACACATGTTCATAAATACTCCAAGAGTCCTTGATGTACCAAGGTTGAAATTAACAACAGCATTTGCAGAATTAATTACATTAAAATATGAAGTAATAGCATTGTAGGTTAATTGACCTTGAGATGGAAGGTCTGCCGGACTCTGAGGAACAATAACTTCACAATGAAGACGAAGATTTGATAGTTCATAATAAGCATCAGTAAGTCCAGTAGTAGTTCCATTTTTAGCATAAAGGACTTGGGAATCGGGAGCAAGATTTAAAGATATTTCAACACCTCCAAGGGACCCACCAGAAAGAGGGATTTTATTTCCTGAAGTTAAAAATCCTGTTGGGAGGTTTATGCAAAAGTGTGAACCATGGGCAGTAGCAGGGAAATCAACTAATTCTTTCTTTTGTGCTCCAAAGTTAGGTAAAGCTCCTGAAAGCACATTACCGTGTGTTAATTTATCTGCCTTTGAATTGACATAAGGACTGTATGAGGCAAGGAACCTCCCATAATGATTTACAGTTTCAATAACCTGTCTTGACCTTTGAGAAGTAATAGTAACTTTATCAATAATAGAATAAAGAGCAAGTTTTTCATCAATACCCAATTGGTCGGCCGAAGTGGGCTTATCTTTAGTAGAGTTCTTATAAAATGTTATATCTCCACTAATTCTTACAGAACCTGCATCAAGTAAATGGGGCTGTGTTCCAATCAAAAAATTAACAATTGGATTACCTTGTTTGTACGATACTTTTTGTGTAGAATTAATATTGCTTGGCTGTATCTCATTGTAAATAATACTCATTTTTATAATACTTAATATATATTATTTTAGATGAGTTTATTTTAAAAAATTAAAAAATGTAAAAAAATATTTAAACTTCAACTTGGATTGAATCAGCACGGATATTGATCCTTCGAATATGATATACGAAATTACACCATAGCATATCCTTTTCAGGAGGATTGGATACATTCTGATAATATACATTCAGTCTTGTGTCCTTATTTCTCATGTCATACACTCCTGCTGAACCTAGGGACAGAGCACGACCAATGCAAAAGTTTTCATTAAATCTTGTCATCTGTAGGGCCGGCATACCTGCTGAATCAAGAGCTTTGTCAAGTTCCAAAATCGGAATAGCATCAATAGAAGATTTACCGGATATTTTTTCTGTGTTCACATTCAACGAAGGTTGATTCCGTCCATCATAGAAAAAGAAATATTCAGTTAGTCTATTGGATATTCCAGCAATGCCCGACTGACTTGAAGCAAGTCTTTGATCCTTTGAGTCAGAATGGATTTCATAAGTCCCATTACCCGAAATACTATCTTTTGTAGAATATACAGAAGCATCAGTAGGAACACAAATAATTGATTTTGCCCTACTATGATTTGCTGGGATTCCAATATTAGCAACTCGGTCACCTTTAAGTTGAGAGTAATTGTATACTTGTGTTGAAAGGAAATCATAAACCATCATTTTACCTTCCCTCATAGCTGACATAGTCTCCTGTTGAGCCTTTGCTCCTAAATCAATTTTATTGAGTACTAATTCACAATTAGACATTGAATAAGTTGGATTATATGATGTAGCATTTCTTACACTAGTAGAATACATAAAGAAGTTTCCGGCATTTGTAACATCTGCCGTTGGGTTTGCAGAAGCATTCAAAGTAATCTTAATATATTTATTTGCTCCTATGCCGGATGTTTCAATCTGTTTGATTACCGGTTTTACATCCCAACCAACATCCCCGACAGATACACTTGAAGCCATCCCAAACTCTTCTCCAACAACAAGAGGGAAATTATCAACTCTCCAATTGTTATTATCATGCTTAATATAAAATACTTGCTGGGCCGTTGTCCAGCTCGAAGGAGCATCAGTAGAACCATTAATGGAATGGAAAACTGGATTCAAAGGCAATCTACGATCAAATGATACACTATCTAATTGACGGAATACTCTACGATTTTCACTTGTAAGAATAGTTACAAATAAACCATTCATAAGTCCAATTGGGACAATCTTATCATTTTGGAAAATACCAGTGTGTAGAGGGAGTTTGAGCTTACATTGGATATATCTATTACTATTAGTAAAAGGAGTTGCTTCGGGGTCTGCAGTTACTCTTTCATAATAAGGGGTGTATTTATGATTAGTAAGGATAGATTTAGAAGTTCCACGAGTTCCCCTTGCATCAGGAGTCCAAAGCCCACAGCCCTCATTTAAAGCTCTAAGGTCCTTTAGAGTTGGATTTGAATGATAAGCATATTTTGTGGATACATGTACAGGATAATGACGGATTTCTTCTAAAAGTTCAGTCTTATCTCCTGAATGGATTCGAATAGTATCAATAAGAACCTGTCCCCCAATAAGTTCATCTAACTGCAAACGAGTATTGGAAGCATTAGTAGGTTGAGAAAGAGTCAAATCAAATTGAAAATAAGAGTTCTTTGGATTGAAGTTTTCAATGTTGGGTGGAATATAAAACTCAATAAGCTTTTGGGCATCATAAGTCAATCCATTTTGGGATGGGATTGCTACATAACTTTCTTTAAGTGGGATCTTGTTGTCAGCTACGAAAAATCCAGTTGTTTCAGACATATTTTTATAATAAGTAAAACATAAAAAAAATAATAAAAAAAATAAATTAAAAAATCATTGACTACGACCTCCGGCAAAACTTCCAGCAAGAGTTTGCTGAGCTACAACTGTATGATCCTGTGATGCTCCGGCCCCTGTACTTGCCTCTTGTTTATCTTTTTTAACAGCTTTCATTGTATCTTCTGCTTGTCCAACTGCTCCAACAACACCGGATACAGCTTGAAGACCGGTTCCAATAACACCAGCCAATTGAAAACCCGGAATCAAACCTATCATGTCAAGAGCAGTTCCCCCTATTGTTCCAATATTAGCAATTTTATCAGCAAGATTATCTCCAGCAATAGCTCCTTTACCTTTCTTGAAACTTTCAATGTCAGCTGCAATATCTAATCCTGATGAAGCAAGACCTCCGGCAATACCAACACCCTTACCAATAGCCCCTGCAACCTTGGATCCAGTTGTTTCTAGTTCTTCACCAATAGCTCCTCCTTTTGCTAATTTTGTTAACTCTGAGTCCCCACTTTCTTCAGCAATACTTTCTGCTGAATAATCCCTTTGTGTATTTTCTCCCATTTGTTTTGCTTTATCTTGTAAATCTGATAATGTTGGTTTAACTTCACTAAATCCTCCGGCCCCTATTTGTGTAGGTTTTATAGCATTTCTGTAAGCATCCATAGAAACCTTAAAATTACCCATTGCAGTAGTTTCAGAAAGTCCGTCTTTAATACCTCCAAAAATCCCAGTTTGTTTGTCAGTTGATTCTTTACCTCTTGCCTCTCTCTTGTCTTCATCAACTCTTTCTTTATTGTTCATTGCTGTTTGTAAGTTCAATTGTCTTACAGCATCATTTAACATATTACCCTGACTTAGAGCCGACGACATGTTGTATGAATCAAATCCCATCTTTTTTTATATTACTATCAAACAAATTAATTTTCATCAACTTTTTCTAATTTATTTTGTGCCTCTACCTTTTCTGATTCTGTCATATCAGCTCCACCTGTAGCTTGTAACTTTTCAAAGTTCTTATACATCAAAGGAGGATTAGATAATTTCATAAAACAAAAATCATATTTTTTAGGTGTACATTGTTTATACAGTTTTAACCAATTTTTCGGAGAATTGTACAAATCCCCGAATTCTTCACTTATAGCAATAAGCTCTTTCATATTGGGGAAAGGACTTCCTACAATGACGGATGTTGCATTTGCTCGAATAATAGGATCCAATGCTCCCCTGAACTTTTGAACACTTATAACTAATAATTTAATACCATAATGTCTGCTCCTTGTAACTAAGTTTGCTATGTTACTATCTAACATTCCCACACAATCATCTAATACTAAAGCAATTTCTTTTGTAGGATCATCATCTCCTTTGGCTTGTTGTCTTTCTGTAATCCCTTGAATTAATTCAGGACTATATGTGTCATAACACTCGAATCTTTTTTTCATAAATCTTGATGTACTATCCATGTTAATTGTAGGACTAATTACAACAACACCACCCGGAAAGAAGTCTTGACCATAGAAATTATCATTTAAAAACAATGAAGAAATGATAGTACTTTTACCAGTTTGTCTTGGGCTTATCATTAGTAAACATTCACCGGCCCCTTTAACTCCTACACCTACATCAGGTAAATGTGGATGATGTTTTTTAGCTGTTCCATTATTTTCAGGCTTTATAGGAATAATTTTTGGATAATCCATTTTACTTATATATATATATAAAAAAATATTTTATTTTAAACCGTAAACATTTGAAGCAAAAAATCCATTATCCCCATAATATAATTTTGGAGGATAGATTGCTTTCCTTATTTCTTCTTGTGCCTTTGCCCTTTCGATTTCTTCATCTTTTTCTTTTTTCTTTTGAGCCTTTCTTCGGGCTCTTAACATTTCATTTTTTTCTAATGCCTCTGATATTGCTTTCTCAATGATAGACGGGTCTATGTCTGCTTTAGGTCTTGGAGGAGGAACATCATTTACAATGTCTTCCAATTCTTTTTTCTTTTTTTCTTTCTTCTTTACTTCTGCTTTACTTTCAAGATCTTTAATTTCTTTTCTTTCTTGTGCCTTTTGTTTCTTCATAGCCATTGCCTTTTCTCTTGCTAATTTTAATTTTGCCTTGTGCTCCTCTGACATTGGCTTCCGTTTTTTCTTGGGTTTCTCTTCCTTTATAGGTTGTACTACCGGTTCTGCAGGGGCAGGGGCCTCAGCCTTCTCAAATATATCATCTGTGTTTATATTCTCCCTCACAACCTCAACAACTTCTTCTTCTTCTGATTCAGGAGGAGTTTCAATAATTAAATCAGGATCATTTACTATTTGTGGAAAAGGACTTGACATTTTTTATAATATACAATATATTTTTTTATAAAGTATTAAAAAATAATTAAAATTATAGTAAAACTAAATATTTACATTTTGGGACGAATATGAAGACAAACAACAGAGGAACCTACAATTGATTTGACAAATCTTTCCTTCCTATCTACAAAATCAATACCTAAATTATTGACTTGTATATCTGTTGGGTTGTTAATATCGATGTATGTTTTCTCTCCGGTTTCGAAGAATAGACCGCCAGTCTGATTACCACTCGTATCAAAACGGGGGCAATGATAAATAATTTGTGACTGATTACCTGTTGCACCATTAATGCTTCTATGTGTAAGACCATTTAATCTTACAAAAACAGATTGATTTGCTATTAATTTAGGGGTACTTGAAGATGTAAAAGTAAGGCTGGAGGCATTAAAACTTGATGCTTTTTCTAATGGGGACCCACCAATAAAACCTAATATTTCTTCAGTATTAGCAAATCTAGATTGAAAATATTTCTCACTTTCAGATAATACAGGTACAACTGTAAAGTTTGAATACCCCGAGGCATTTGATTTTACAAATGTATGTATATGAGCATCAAGCATAATATTAAACTTTCTTGAATCTACAATTTTAGGTAAATAAGTTTTACCTAACCATAATTGAGTAACCCACCAATCAAAATTAATTAATCTATCTTGAATAGGAAGCTTTGAAGATAATGTAGTATCAATTCCATTATATTTAAATCCGGTTAGATTTCTTGCATCATAATTATGAAGTATAAGATGTTCATCAGCATCTCCATCAATTTCCCATTTACCATATAAATAAGCACATGATTGATTAATAGGTTTAAAATAATTATTTTTACCGGGTGTACCCAATTCAGGACTACATACTAATGTCCTATCTACATTTGAATCTTTTTCTAAATATACTTCTACCATTTCCCCATCAATAAAAAACTCTATATTTGTAAATGCTGAAGCATTACCAGTTAAATCATAAGGGGCAGTATAAGTAGCCCCTGTATATCCATAATATACAACCTCCTTAAAAGAAAGGTCTTCTGAAAGAGTATCCCATACAGCATGATAAAGTTTTAGTTCATAACTTCCATTTACCGAGTTATATTCTTTACGAGCCACGAAATCATAAAAACCTACATCATTAGTATCAAAATAATCGGGATATGTAAAATCTTTCTCTTCAGCATTACCTTCAGCATCAAAATAAGGAGCAACAGGATTACAATATCTACTTAATCCAATATTCCAAACTGCAGCCCCATTAAAAGCAACTTTAAAATGTGCTTTATGTAAACTCATTGGAGCATGGCTAATTTGGGCAAAACATCTTTCTTCACCATCAGCAGAAGTTTTATTAAATTTATGATCGGCAGCAATATATTCCCAACCGGTTGAATCATCTGTAGCTTTGACTAAATCTACTTGATTACCGGGGCTACTATCAGTTGTAGGACGATAATTAACTCCTGATGCAGATGGTCTATTTTCATATGTTAAATTGTAACCATCGAAGCTTGTTGAACTATTCCTTTGTACTGAACATGTAGCAAGTCCTTGATAATCAGGATGATAAATTGCTCTATTCATTGCATTCTCAACTCGTCCAGAAAACTCTTCGGCATCAA